AGTGGGACGACGAGCCGGGAAAGCTGGTGGCCAAGTGCCAAAGCGGACGGTTCGACTGCAAGGGGCGCATCAACAACGTCTGCGTTTGGAACAAAGGCGAGGACGGCAAAGGGCGTCAGCTGCCTGCCGACATGATGACGCCGGACTGGTGCCAGTACAAGGCTGGCGCGCTGGACGATGCAGAGGGGATGCGTGGATGACCAAATGGAAACTACCCGAGGGCCGAGAACCGATAACCGATGACGAGCTGGTCGCGCTGACACGACGCATGGTCGGATCATCCATCGACTACAAGGAGCGATACGAGGCAGAGAAAGAGCGCGCCGAAATACTAGAAGAACTACTCATGGACGCCGTAGCGGACCTGCGTGACGGGGTACCTGATTACAAGATAGACTATCGAATTGGCAAAGTAATTCTAAGGATGGATCAATGAAAACTGGAAACATATTCTGCGTCTTTATCACAGAGTCAGGCTCTGCGTTCGGCGCCTGTACCGACGATGGCACACAAGTCTACATCCCACCTACAGTGGCACGGTCTGCCAACCTTGCGGTTGGGGAAGCAGTGGTTGCGGACATGATCCCTAACTCACACCAGCCGGAGCGTACTCCATGGTTTGCCACGCATATCGTAAAAGCAGTGGACTCTGACTTAGACAGCACGGTATACAAAGTTGTCACCACTGCACCGGCGTACGTGACAACAGCAGAGGTCGCAGCAGAGGCCGACATAACCACCAGTGCAGCAAACGCTACACTCAACAGGCTGTTCAAAGTAGGGCGTATCGCCAAGGCAGATGTGTTCGGTAGGTACGGCCAGACACGCGCGTCCTTCTGCCTATGGGCGGCGAACGCCAGCAGTTTCACAGCAACCGAGGAGTAGCACGTGGACATTATCACCATCGACTTCGAGACCTATTACGACAGCGACTACAGCCTGTCTAAGCTGACGACCGAGGCGTACATCCGTGACCCCCGCTTCGAGATCATCGGTGTAGGGATCAAGGTCAATGACACTGAGACTGACTGGTACTCCGGCGCTGACGCGTCGGGGTTCCTCAACGCCGTCGACTACACCAACGCAGCGATCCTGTGCCACAACACAGCCTTCGACGGGGCGATCCTGTCTTGGCACTGTGGTATCAAACCCAAGCTGTGGCTCGACACGCTGAGCATGGCGCGGCCCCTGCACTCCATGACTGTGGGCGGCAGCCTCAAGGCGCTGGCTACCTACTACAAGCTGGGTGCAAAGGGCGACGAGGTCGTGCGGGCATTGGGTATGCGGCGCAAAGACTTCACGCCAGAGCAGATGCGGTCCTATGCAGACTACTGCGTGCAAGACGTTGAGCTTACGTACAAGCTGTTCAAGAAGCTGATGCGCCAGTTCCCCAAGGAGGAGCTGCTGGTCATCGACCAGACCATTCGGATGTACACTGAGCCTCAGCTGGAGCTGGACACGGACGTGCTGGAACACCACCTCGCTGCTATCCACGAGCGCAAGGCCAAGCTGCTAGAGAAACTGGGCGGCGAGGAGCGGGCCAAGAAGTTCCTCATGTCCAACCCGAAGTTCGCCAGCCTGCTGCAAGCGATGGGCGTACAGCCACCCATGAAGGTCAGCCCCACCACTGGCAAGCAGACCTTTGCCTTTGCCAAGAACGACACAGAGTTCACGGCATTGCTCGAACACCCCAAGGCATCGGTGCGCACCATTGTCGAAGCACGGCTGGGGACCAAGAGCACCATCGAGGAGACACGTACCAAGCGGTTTCTGGAAATCTCTGAGCGTGGGCCACTGCCCATCATGCTCAACTATTACGGTGCCCACACTGGCCGCTTCAGCGGCGGGGACAAGGTGAACCTACAGAACCTGCCGAGAGGGGGCGCGCTGCGCAAGGCGCTGGCTGCACCCGATGGGCACGTGGTCGTGGCGTGTGACTCCAGCCAGATCGAAGCGCGACTGGTGGCCTACCTCGCTGGGCAGGATGACCTCGTGCAGTCCTTCCGCGAGGGGCGCGACGTGTACTCTGAGTTCGCCACTGATGTGTACCAGCGCCGCATCGTCAAGACCGACAAGGTCGAGCGGCACGTAGGCAAGACCTGCATCCTCGGACTGGGCTACGGCATGGGTCCGCCTAAGTTCCAGCACTCGCTGGCCACGGGGTTTATCTCTGTGAAGGTCGACGAGGGTGAGGCGCAGAAGATCGTGCGGCTGTACCGCAACAAGTACCACCGCATCCAAGCGTTCTGGAACCGGTGTAACCACCAGCTCAGCGAGATGGTGGCGGGCGCGAGCGGCGAGCTCTGCGATATTATATCTTTCGATAGCGAAGGTATCGTTCTCCCCAACGGGTTGCGCCTTAGATACCCAGCCCTGCGCCGTGCCGCCCATGGGTTCGAGTATATCAACGACGCAAGGGTGTATCGAAAGTTTATCGAGGCTCGTGTCGTGGGCAGCGAACTCCCAGAGTTGACGTGGACGAAACTCTACGGCGGTAAGGTGGTGGAGAACATCACACAAGCTGTTGCGCGCATCGTCGTGTCCGAGCAGATGGCCAAGATCGGGCGGCGCTACCCCGTCGCGCTACAGGTGCACGACGAGATCGTCTGCGTGGTGCCCGAGGGGCAAGCGGATGCTTGCAAGGACTTCATGATGGACGTCATGGCCACCCCGCCCAAGTGGGCACCCGACCTGCCCGTGGCCTGCGAAGCAGACATCGGCCCCAACTATGGAGAAGCGAAATGACCCCAGAGCACCGCCACGCCCACTACCGGATAATGGCCCCCACTGGAGTGAAGATGGGCCGCCTGTTCCCAGCCGTCTATAACAAGGGTGGGGACGATCTCCTCGCGTGGCTTGTAGACAATACACCGGAGGGCGGTAACCTAGCCGAGACAATGGCCGCGATCGCTATGGACGCAATGGCCGAAGAAAAGGATACAGCATAATGACCAAACTTGCCCACTCATATTCAGCCCTCAAGATGTATGAGAACTGCCCGAAGAACTACTACCACCAGCGCATCGAGAAATCCGTGCGCGACCCCGGCAACGCCGTCACTGCCTATGGTGAGCGTGTGCATAAGTCGTTGGAGCTAAGGCTGGGTGAGGACGCGGCGACCCTGAACCAAGAGGCGTCACGGTACGAGGCGCTGTGCGCCAGCATCGAGAGACTGGCGACAGGCGGTGTGCTCACGGTCGAGGAGGAGATGACGCTCAACGATAGCCTCAAGCCCACGGGCTGGTGGGACCCCGACGCGTGGCTGCGCTCTAAGATCGACGTGCTTGTGCGCAAGGGGCCAGAGGCTATCATGTTCGACTGGAAGACAGGCAAGCGCCGCCCCGACTTCGACCAGCTGGAGCTGTTTGCGGTGCAGGTGTTCAAGCATTACCCTGAAGTCCAGCGTATCAAAACCACCTTCGTCTGGCTCAAAGAGATGAAGATGGACAGCGAGACCTTCACTCGCAAGCAGGAAGCCCCGATCTGGGAGAAGATACTCGGCAAGATCAAACGGATCGAGGGTTCGGCTGAGCATGACAACTGGCCAGCCAAGCCGAGCGGGCTGTGTGGCTGGTGCCCGTGTAAATCTTTCTGCGAATATGCAAAATAAAAGTTGACATACAATACACAGAAGAAGTACACATGGCTACGACACCAGAGGGGCGGATCAAAGCGCGGCTCGACAAGATGATGAAGGCCGAGGGCGTCTGGTACTACAGTCCACAGGCTGGCCCCTTCGGTGTTGCAGGTATCCCTGACAGGGTCGCCTGTGTGTTTGGCCACTTCGTTGGCATCGAGTGCAAAGCAGACAAGACCAAGAAGCCCACGGCGCTGCAGATGAAGTGCATGAGGGACATTGAGAACGCGGGCGGCAAATGTTTTGTTGCCTATGATGACGAGACTATCGAAGCGGTTAGGGAGTATATCCGTGCTTGTAATTCCAAAGGCCAAGGCGTTGGCACTGAAGCTGAAGAACCCGGCCCGGGTGTTGGCGACGGTCCCCTCTGCTAAGATGCTGTCGTTCCGTGGGACTGATCTGGTCGCGGTGCCGCATAAGATCGGCGAGGTCCAAAAGCTACGGGCCCTCGGGATCGCCGCACCCTCACCTATCCTGCATTACTACGACTGGCCGGGCCAGTTCGTACCGTACGAGCACCAGAAGCTGACCGCTGCGTTCCTGACTATGAACAGCAAGTGCTTGGTGCTTAACGAGATCGGGACTGGCAAGACACAGAGCGCGCTCTGGGCAGCCGACTACCTCATTAAGCTGGGCGCGGTGAAGAAGGTGCTGATCCTGTCCCCGCTCTCCACACTGGAGCGGGTGTGGGGTGACGCTGTATTCAAGGGCTTCTACCACCGCAAGCACGTGGTACTCCACGGTGCCGCGGCGCGGCGCAAGAAGCTGCTCAACACAGAGGCGGACTTCTACGTCATCAACCACGACGGGTTCAACATCATCGCTGAGGATGCGATCGGCAAGTTTGATCTGGTCATCGTGGACGAGGCGGCGGTGCTGCGGAACCCATCGACCAGCCGGTACAAGCACTTCAAGAAGTGGATGGGCAAGAACCCTGACACCCGCCTGTGGCTGATGACTGGTACGCCCACGCCTAACGACCCCACCGACGCGTGGACCTTGTCGCAACTGGTTGACAGCCCTTATGCAACGCGCACCTACACTGCGTTCCGTGAACAGGTGATGATGAAGATCGGCCAGTGGAAGTTCGTGCCCCGTGCTGACAGCATGGACACCGTGAAGAACGTGCTGCAACCGGCTATACGTTACACACGTGACGAATGTTTCGACCTGCCCGACACGGTGATCCAGACCCGCAGGGTAGAGCTGACACCCGAGCAGAAGAAACACTACACGACCATGATGCGCCGCCTTGTCATCGAGATGGAGTCCGGCGACGGAACCATCAGCGCAGTGAACGAGGCTGTGAAGGTACAGAAGCTGGTACAGATTGCCTGCGGCGTGGCTTACACGGACGATGGGCAAGATTTCGAGATTGACTGTTCACCACGGGTGAACGCAGTAAAGGAGGTGATCGAAGAAGCAGGCGAGAAAGTCATCGTGTTCGTGCCCCTGACAGGGGCGCTGAACATGCTGGAGCGTGAGTTGTCTAAGCGGTGGTCGGTCGGTGTCGTCAACGGCGCTGTGTCATCCAAGAAGCGGGACCAGATTTTCTACGACTTCCAGCACAGCAAAGACCCGCGTATCCTGATCGCTCACCCTGCGACGATGGCACACGGCTTGACCCTGACCGCGGCCTCGACCGTGGTGTGGTACGGCCCCATCACCAGCAACGAGCAGTATGTTCAGGCAAACGGGCGCATTGAACGTATCGGGAAACGGCATGTCAGCAACGTGGTCCACATCGAAGCGACCGATCTGGAGTACAAGATGTACCACCGGCTGGCCAACAAGCAGAAACTGCAGGGCCTGCTGCTCGATCTAATCCAACAATCAACGGAGTGAGCACATGACCGTGACAGTCGACAGCGTCATCAAGACGTACATGAAATTACGAACCCAGAAGGAAGTGATCGAGGCGGAAGCCAAGGACAAGGTGGCTACCGTCAAGGAGAAGATGCTCAAGCTGGAAGCATGGTTGAAAGCCAAGCTGGACGCCGATGGGCTCACGTCTTTCAAGACGGACCACGGCACAGCCTTCCTGACCACCACCGACTTTGCTAACGTCGATGATTGGGACGCCGTGCTGCGTTTCATCCGCGAGGAAGAAGCCTTCGATATGCTGGAGAAGCGGATCAGCAAGACCGCAGTTCGGGGCTACATCGAGACCAACAAGGAAGTCCCGCCGGGCGTCAAGTATGGCACCAAGCTGGACATCAACGTCCGTAAACCGACAGCTCGTTAAGGAGGACCCTATGAGCGATATCATCCCCGTAAACGTACAAATCCCCGCGCACCTTGCCGCCAAGGTGGGCCAACCCTCTGCCCTGTCGCAGAGCATTGCCTCTGGTATCTCCAGTGGCCAGTCGTTCCCGCGCATCTCGATCAAGGGTGCACGGTTCCGGATCATCGAAGATGGTACCGAGACCGTACTGGACACCACCTCTCTGGACGTGGTGATCGTGGGTGCCAACCCCAAGCTATCCAAGACCTTCTACGCCAAGGCGTGGGACAAGGACGCTGAGCCCAGTGCACCCGACTGCTTCTCGCTAGACGGTGTGCGCCCGCACCCTGAGAGCGAGGGTCCACAGAACGACGTGTGTGCATCGTGCCCACACAATGCGTGGGGCTCCAAGACTGGACCGCAAGGCCAGCAACTCAAAGCCTGCACCGACCAGAAGCGGTTGGCCATTGTGTCGGCTGATGATCCCGAAGGCCCCGTCTACCTGTTGCAAGTCACGCCTGCAGCACTGAAGGGGCTGAACGCATACCACAAGGAGTTGTCAGTACGTGGCATCCCCGCCGAGGTGGTCAAGACCAAGATCACCTTCGACACTGACGCGTCCTTCCCCAAGCTGAAGTTTGGTTTCGGTGGGTTCCTCGACGAGAATACCTATGCTGCGGTGGAGCCTCTGTTCGGCGCTGACAACGTGATGGACATCACTGGCGAGAAGCAACCCGAGACGGCTGCAGCGCCAAGCCAGCCACGCAAGGCGTCCCCAGTGAAAGTCAAGCCTGAGCCGGAGCCCGAGGAGGAAGCTGAGGAAGAAGCTGAGGAAGAAGCCCCAGCGGCTGAGGAGAAGCCGAAGCGCGGCTTCGGTGCCAAGAAGGCTGAGGAGCCCAAGGCTGCAGCAAAGCCCAAGGCTGCAGCAAAGCCAAAGCCAAAGGCAGAGCCCAAGGCCGCTGCTGAAGTGGACGACGACGTGGCCAGTTTGGCTGACGAGATCGCCGCGCTGGTAGGGGATGATGACGACGATGAATAATACCGCCCTCGACTTTGAGAAGGTGGAACTGGTGCGCGAGCGCATGGCCCTGACTATCAAGGACATGAGCAAGCTGCTCGGTACCTCTCGGGCCACCTATTACAAGTGGGTGGACGGTGGACCGATACGGGAGCGCAACGAGAAGAAGGTCAAAGAGACCCTGCGCCAGCTTCTACCCCTGTTAAAAGAAGGAACTTGGCCCCCTTACGGGGCCCAGCATTGGACCAGTGAACAACGCCTTGACGCGCTCATTGAGATTTTGGGAGTATAGGCGTAAGGTGGCTAAACGGGGAGGGCATCGGCCCTCCCCAAATCAAAGCAAGGCGTGACACATGAAGACGTTGGATTTCCTCCAGCGCGTTCTGCCGACAGAAGGTATGTACTGCAGGTTCTCCCTAACCGGTAAACGCAACCGGTTCTACAACAGCTTGACTGATGTAGTGGATGAAGTGCAAGCACTAGACCAACGAGGGCAGGATGCGTACTTCGCTATCTCCAGTTTCATGGATGACAGCAGCCGCAGAAACGTAAACGTACAGGCAACCAAGGTTGTTACGATCGACGTAGACTGCGGAGACGACAAACCATTCCCCACATGGAAAGAAGGGCTGAAGGCCCTTGGTCAATTCATCACCGAGATGAAGCTGCCCAAGCCCCTGATAATCAGATCGGGCAACGGGCTGCACACCTACTGGGTTCTGGAGCGCGACCTCAATCGTGACGAGTGGACGCCACTGGCCCGCGCCATGAAGGACGCTGCCGCAGGGCAGAAGTTCGACATCGACGTGACCAAGACGGCCGACGCCTCGCTGGTCCTGCGCCCTGTGGGCACCCACAATTTCAAGGACCCGACCAAACCCAAACGTGTTGAGGTGCTACTTGACGGCGGTGATACCACCGGGGCTGCACTGAAGAAGGCACTGGCCTACTACTTCAACCCGACAAACGCGCCAGTCAAAAAGAAGAACAGCGGCCTGCTGGACAGTCTCGCAGCGCGCGGCGACATGCCCCCTGCCATAGGCAGCATCATCGTGGAGAAGTGCCAGCAGATCAACTGGGCGGTAGAGAACCAAGACAAGGTGCCCGAGCCATTCTGGTACGCCCTGATTGGCGTGGCTGCGTTCTGCGAGGAGCCCGAGGATACTGCGCGGCGGTGGAGTGAGGACCACCCCAGTTACTCCGAGACTGCCACGCTCAAGAAGATGGAACAGTGGCGGGAGCAAGCCACCGGGGCCTCGACCTGTGCGAAGTTTGAGGGTGAGCGACCTGTTGGGTGTAAGGGTTGCCCATTCATAGGTAAGATCGGCAGCCCGGCCCGACTGGGTGTGCGGTACCAAGAGGTGGACACCAGCGCCGACGCGCCCGAGGAAGTTGTCACAGAGGTCGAGATACCCAAGCCGTTCAAGCGGACAGCCAAGGGGATCATGGCCACCATCGACGACACCGACATCGAGGTAGCACCCTTCGACATCTACCCGCTCAGCTATGGGTATGACGAGCACCTTGGTTACGAGGTGGCTCAGTTCATGTGGGAGCGCCCACACGTAGGGTGGAAAGTGCTGGCGCTGCGCCAAGCCTATCTGGCTGACGGCACGTATCGGGAGTTCGTCGGCAGCATCGCAGACCAAGGCATTGTACTGCAGACCAAGAGACAGACGGAGTATTTTCAGATCATGATGCGCTCATATATGAATGAGTTGCGCAAGGTCAGGACTGTCACGAACCATTACTCTACGATGGGGTGGAAGGAAGACAACAAGGTCTTCGTTCTGGGTGACGATCTCTACCGGCGCAACGACGATGGGACTGTGGCCAAGGACGTTATCAGGCTGGCGACCCACGTGAACCGCGCAGGCAGTGACATGTTCACAGTCTGTGGGGACTACAACACATGGAAGGCTGGCACCTCTATCCTGCGCAAGGGCAAGCTCAACGCTCACCAGTTCTCCATAGGCATCGGGTTCGCTTCGATCCTCATGCAGTTCACCGGGCTCAAGGGCGTGACCGTGTCGTTCTACGGCCCGTCCGGCAGCGGTAAATCACTGGCCCAGTTGATGCAGCAGTCGCTATGGGGCGACCCAGAGAAGCTGCACTTCCAATCCAAGTTCACAGCGAACTCACTGTTCAACCGCTTCGGTCTCTATGGCAACCTGCCCATGACGGTGGACGAAGCCACCCAGATGTCAGACAAAGACATTGGTGATTATCTATACTGGGTCAGCCAAGGCCGGGACAAAGCCCGCCTCACACGCAGCGCTGAGGAGAAGGCCCCCAAAGAATGGGCGCTGTTCTCCACCCTCTCAACCAACAGGCCGATCTCCAGCAAGCTGATCTCCACGGGCGCCGAGACGGACGCACAGCTTGCCCGACTGCTGGAACTCAGGGTCGATGCGTCACCCCTGTTCTCCGCGGGCACCGACGTAGGCCGTAAGTTACACCGCCTGTTCACACAGAACTATGGCCACGCTGGGCGCATGTTCCTTGAGCGGGTCATGCAGATCGGTGAGCAGGGTATCCGCGCCATACTGGCCAACGCCTTCGAGGAGTTCCAGAAGAAGTACAACAAGGCGTTCACAGGTGTGGAGCGGTTCTGGGAAGTCGCCATCGTGATGACTGAACTGGCGATGCGGCTGGCACATGAGTGGGGCATCATCGACTACCCACAGGAACCCTCGATCAAGTGGGTCCTCAGCCAGATCGACGACATGCGCGAGACCGTCGAGGATAACCGTCGTGATGTGTTCGACCTGCTGGCGGAATACGTCAACGAGCACCTGAGCGACACGCTTCTGGTCTGGCACGATCCGGGCAAGGACCCACTGCCGAACTACGACCGGCTGCCCAGAGGGCCAATCCGTATCCGCATCGACGGGCACAGGAACACAGGCTCAACCAAGCTGGTGGGTGGCACGATGTTGCTGGAGCGCACGCACTTTCGCCAGTGGTTCGCCAAGCGAGGCGGGAACCCACGGGACTTCACAGCCCAGATCGCGCACGATGGGGCGGACGCAACGCCAATAACGAAGAAGGCTTCGCTCGGTAAGCACACGCCGATCTCGCCGCCGCAGTGCTACGTTGTAGGGATAAACCTGAAGCACCCACGGCTGCAGTCGATCCTCGAAGGTATCGAGCAGCAGCAGGACAACCTGTTGATGGGCGACGTGGTTGACATTGCAGACAGACGCTGACCCTAGTTAGCGGTATACACGTCGACGATACGCTGCGCCGCATCCCTTGAGGATAGCGGCGTAGTTTTTAGGAACCGCGCGGTGGCGCTCAACCGTTGGGCGCGCAATGCTTTGCTGACCCTGTCGCGTATGTTGACAACCTCCAGCCCCGTGCCTTTCGCGCTCCGGTTCCACTCGCGAACTTCATCGTACAGGTCCGCGACCTTCGCCCGATCGCCCTGTACCTGCGCTGCGACGATGCGGTCGCGGTAGTAAGAGGTCATGGACTTCTGGTACTCCACGATCAGCTTGGACTCCCGCACACTCTCGTACGCCCGTGAAGCGGAGCCCGGGTATAGACCAAGGATACGGCCAATGGCGATAGCAGAGTTGTAATCGTTGGATACGGTGTACCCGCGTTTATCCACGATGGCACCGTACTGCTCGTAGGCGACGGCGTCCCCCAATGCGCGACCGAACGTGACCGGCGACTCCCGCAGGATGGATGTGAGCGACGGGGCCTTACCACCGGGCACAATGGCGTCAATGATGCTGCCAATCGTACCCACAGCCTGTTGGGTCCAAGAGGCCATTGGCCCACCTATCTGGAAAAACTCACGTTGCACGTCAGCACCGGCCAAGAACATGCCAGTCCCCGGCGCGATGTCACCTGCGGAAAAGCGCCCGCCCACATCGTAGGGTACCAGCTTATTCAGCGCGCCGCTTACCAGCGTCTCACCGAGACCGGGAAGAAGCCCGTCGCCAGTGCGGCGGATGGAGTCGCGGATGCTGGGCATGGGTATCCCGAACTTCTGCGCCAAGGTGTTGACAAGGTCCTCGATGTCTTCAGCGTAGGGTACGCCCCGCAGACCACTGAGCAACCACAGGGACCCAAGCATGACCACTTGCCCTTTCAGTGGTAGGTTCGCAATAAGCGCCGCGGTGTTTACCGTGAACATCTTGAACATGAACGCGAACTGGAGTGGCCCACCACGGAACAGCGCCGGTCTGCCCCCCGCTGTGTAGTCCCCCAATGTCTTCAGCACTAGGTCTGCACTGAACTCAGCTGCTGCTTCCGCCGCTGCCTCACGTGACTTACCCGCGGCAAGGTTGCGCTGGAACATCAGCTCAAACGCAGCGAGACCGGTTGCGCGACGGCTAAGCTGCTCTGTTATGTTGAACGGCCCCATGAACGTCAGCAGGAACTTCTGCGCACCGCCGGATGTGATGCGGCCACGGGCTGAACCCATTAACGAGTTGGTCTGTGCGGCTTGGAAGATACCACTGTTGATACCCTCGGATATAAAGTCCGCAGCCGCCCTCGATATACCCTTCGCCTTGAGCTGGGCGTCTGTGAGCCCCTTCCAGAACTCAGCGGTGTCGTTTTGCCCGCCAAAGCCCGCCGATTTAATCATCTTGGTGAGCGTGGTGGACGCCCGCATCATGCCGAAGCCCCCGCCGAACCCTGTCTTATGGTTCACGGTACCAAGGGCAGCCGGTACGTTCGTACCCATACTACTTACGTTGAGTCCGGCCGACGCCACCATCATGCCAAGGTAGCTGATAGAGGTCAGCATCTGGACCATCGCAATGTGCTTGTTGTTAGCGAGGTCTGTCTCCAGCACCCCCTTCTGTTGGTCGAGGAAATCCACCCACTTACGCGCTTCGTTGTACTTAGCCGCGCCTTTGTTCGGTGCGTCCTCTGTCACAAACTGGTTGTGGTACTCCTCAAACTCCTGCCGGGCGATGCTGATAGCGTCCTCGTTGGGTGTAGGCTCAGCCTTGAGCTGCTCATACTCCGCCTTCAAGCGGTCGTACTTCGCCTGATCGCCAAGCCACAGCGCGCGGCCGTCGCCACTGAAATCCATTGCGTCTGCCAGTGCTACTGACGTCTTGTCCCTAGCGATTGTGGATGCTCTGGACTCAATGTGCTGGGAGATAGCACTGGTCAGGTCGTTGGTTGCGCCGGGTGTAAACCCTGTCTTCAGCTGCCGCAGGATGGCGTTGTTACCAGCGGATGTGGACGCGATGACGATTTGCTCCAGCTTCTGCGGTGTCAACGGGATGTTGAACCTGCGGATGAAGCGCAGTGTTGCGTCATGGCTGAGCTCCGGGTCGGTGCTGGCAGCGTTGACTACCGCACCACTGATCCCGGTCAGCGTACCCTCTTTCATCACGGCCTTGCCTTTACCCCCGTCTGCATCGGCGTCCCACACCTCCACGGTATAGGTCTGACCGCCGAACAGATCGGTGAGCTGCTCGGCTGCCGTGATCGACTGTGATTCTTTCGCGAACTGCATGTACGGCGCTTGCTCACGGTAGGCTTCCATGAGCTGGAACTTCTTCCCGTCTTTATCCCGGAACTCCATACCTGCACTGTACTCGCCTTCACGTACGATGGGCACATACCCAGTCAGGATCGTGCGCACCGCGGCTTTCTCCGCGTCGATTGTGTCTGAGAGTTGCCCCGCTATGAACCCTACTTCCCGTTGCACCGCCATACGCGCCTCTTTCACCGACGAGGGGCTGCCCGGGGTATTCTCTGGTGGGTTATAACGCGTCCGCAGACCGTCGATCATGTCGATGATCGCCTGCTTCTCGCTCTCTGGGAACGCCGCGATGCCGTTGTTCTTATCGTTTGGCGTGAACAGATCATAGATACGGTCACGGCCTTTACCGAGCAGTGCGGAGTTGAACTGGATCAGGAATTTTTCTGCAGACTCAGCGTCTCGGGTCGACGGGTCAATCGTCCCGTTCTCAAAGGTGGCGAGATTTGCGTCCTGTATTTCCACATACCGGCGCACTGCCCTGTCCATTAACGCGCGGTCGCTGTCAGTCATCGCGGCAGCCATAGCTTTCTGCAGGCGGCGGTACGTTGTGGACACTTCCTCGTCGTACTTGGTCAGCTTGGCTTCGAGCACAGCTTGGGCTGTGTGCGCCATGGCATCCAGTTCTTGGTTGAACGCCTCCCACTCCACGTCCGTGAAGGTCTGCTGCACGTCTAGGTAGGCCACCGCGTTGTATGTGTTACTGTCGATGCGTGCTGCGTACTTCTTGGTGATCGCGTTCTTGGCCTTGTCAGTGGTGGCCTTAGCCAGCTCTGCGTCGCGCGCGGCTGTGAGCTCTGCGCGCTTGGCAGCCGTCATGGTCTCTGGGGTGTTGTAAGGTACCTTGACGCCTTTGGCCCACTCCGCACGTGACAAGCGGTTCTGTTTAAGCAGGTTCTCGAATATACCCTTCACCGGGTTCAGCTTACCAGTGACCGGGTCGCGCAGGTACAGCTTCGGAAGGTTCTTCGTGGACGGTGCACGGAAGTTGAACGTCTGCACCATACGGTTGGCCTTGAGGACGTAACCTGCCTTCTCACGACCCTCGACGCTGATTCCTTTACCGCTGAAACCTATGCCAGCGAGCCGCTCGATCCGCGGCTGAAGTGCTGCCTTACGCATGGTCTGCATCCGGGTAACCACAGAGCGCGCGGTGTTGGTCCTCTTTAGCAACAGGTTGTACACCAGTTGGCCACCTTCGCTGCGCATGGCGCGGAAAATGGTGGGTGTCACCAAGTTTTGCTTGACCTTGTCGTACGAGTTCCTGATGTCCGCCATGCCCAGCTTGAGCGTCTTCATGGCAGAGTCGATCCGGTCCTGCGCGTCCATCATGGAGTCAGGCTCAGCCGATACCGGGTTATCTATTATGTGGCCCATGCTCCGGATAGTGCCTGTGGCCGACTGCGTGCTGAAGCGGCCTGTACCCGTGGGGTCAGTGCCAGCATCGAGACGGGTGAGGCCCGCGGCCACGCGGTCAGTGTTGAACACGGAGCCAGTCTCCCCAGTGCGCAGGTACCTACGGCTCTGGTTCATCATGTAGCGGGCGACATCGTCATCGAACTTAAAGCCGACTGCGTTCAGCCAGCTCTTGGCTTTCGCCCACCACTTGCGCAGCAGGCTCATCTCGACGCGGGCTGCGAAGTCCGACAGGTATTCCTCTGTTGCTTCGGCGCGCGACATCTCCCGTGCTGCCACCGCGTTGTCGATAGCTTGCTTCATGTCAGGCGAGCTGTCGGTGTAGATGGTATCCATGAGCGCTGTAAAGTCTGCGTTGCTCGCTACGGCGCGCATACCGTAGTGGCCCAGCACCTCGTGGGCCATGACAAACTCTAGCTGCTCGCGCGTTGCGATGCGGTCGCTGAACACGATCACCTCACCGTCGAAGAAGTACCCCGCAGCTGGGGCGGTGTCGAAGTCGCCCTGCGTACGTGCTGCCACGGCACGGTTGTATAGGTCAGGGTTACGCTGCTGCAGGTCGGCTTGGTCCTTGAACACCGAGAGCTTGGGCTTGACCTTGAACTTGGACAGGAAATTACGGGCGATCATCCGCTGTTTACCAGCGGGCAGAGGCGTCGCGCGCTTGCCGTTGGCAAGGACTGCGTCGGCCAAGGTGGCGAGGGAGAATTTACCGGTCTCCACGGTGGTGGCGATCTGCCCCATCCGCGTGTTAGGCGTGTTCCGCACAGTAGCATACCCGAGCACGCTGTTCTTAGGGTCAGCCCTGCGCACGCGGACAGCCAGCTCTTTGAAACGCGTCTGGAGCATGGCGCGGCTGTTATCTGGTACGGCACCGCTGTTCCACGCATCAACCATAGTCTTCAGCTCTTTAGCCGCGAAGTCTGCGTCGGTCGTGCTACCACCGAGGGTGCGATGTGCATCCGCCCGGGCACGGTACTCCCCAACCTGTTTGTATTGTCTGGCAGTGGCGTTGGCTTCCAGCGCGCCGTCCGCAAGCGCAGCTACTTCTGGGTCAGCGTTGTCGCTGAGCGTAAGTAGCTCAAGCCCGGCATCCAGCTCCGCTTGGTTTAGTAGTGTCCGCTTTGTGCGCGACTCGTTCATCAACACATCTTTAGCATTAGCCACCAGATCGACGAGCTCGGCCTTCAGCGCAGCGGCGGCTTCTTTTTTGGGCTCCGGTGGTGCGCGCGTACCCTTAGCTTTGGGTGCGTTTTTGGCAGCCTCGGCATCAGCTTTTTTTTTGGCCTTCAGCGCAGCGGCGGCTTCTTTAGCCGCCTCCATCTTCTGAGTCTCGGCATCTTTCTTAGTCTGCAGCGCAGCGGCTTCGGCTTCTTTCGCAGCCTCCGCTTCTTCCTTCGACCGCGTGGCTGGGGCGCGCTCTGCTTTAAGGTTTACAGCTGCAGCCTCCGCCGCTTTGAGGCGCGCACGCTCCGCATCAGTCATACCACGGCTGAACTTTACTTCAGGTTTCCGGGCAGGCGTCGGTTCTTGAGCGGTTTCTTCGACACGCGCTCCGGCAGCTTCCTGCCCTTGGGTGTCTTCGCCTCGAACTCCCTTGCCAGCTTTGGGTCCTTTGCGTAGAGCGCTCTCCTTTGCGCCTTGCTTTTTAGGGGCGTCTTGCGTCCTCTGCTTGAGTTTGTCACCTTTGGGTGGTGCCGGAGGCACCGCCTCCGGGCGTACTTGCAGACCCCAGCCGGTTTTTCCGGGGAGTTCCACGGCGTCAAGCCGGTCGGCGGGTACGTTTTCCCGACTTGCCACGCGCTTCCTTTGCAGTTGAGCCGCAACTTTATTCTTGAAGGGCTGCCCCTTGGCAGTACCAAACACTCCCTCTGGGAGTGCAGACGGCGCAACCGCTGGCTCTATGATCGTTGGCGGTTCAGCGGCTTGCCGCCGCAGCTTGTTGCTCTGCCGCTTCCGCACTTTCTCTGCGTCCGCAACGAGTTTAGTATATGCTTGGCGGAAAGTGGGGTCTGTTATTTCTACTTCTGGGTCAAACTCGGCGATCCCTAGTGCTGTGGCTACATCGGCCCGGACCTCGGGGCCGACAGCCGCCACTTCAGCTTGCCAGTCCGCTTTCGCTGCGTCTGTGAGCAGGTTATACTGGTCGCCCAGTATGAGACCCCCGATGGTCTCAGCGTCGGCTTGCAATGCTCGCTGCTCATCCCGCGAACGGAGAAGCTGGTCCTCGCGCTGCGTACGTTGTGCTGCCTCTTGTCTTGTGCGCGCCACTGCCTCGTCCTGTGCTGCCTGCCTTTGCTGCACCTGTTGAGCCAGCAGGTCTTGCTGAGCGCGCATTTGCGCACCCATAGCGGTCTCAGCCAACGGGGCCGGGGCCGGGGCGTAAGTCTCAGCGCGCTCAGACGGCCGTTGGCTCAGCCGCTGCGCCCCCGGAGGTAGGTCCATGCGGCGCTGCAGGATAAGCGTAGCCTGTTCGACAGGGCCTTCTGCAACAGGTGCCGGTGCGGGCGTGATGACAGGCTCCGCAGCAGCGACAGCCGCTTCGCTTGACAATGAGCTTTGAGAAGCGGGCATCTTTGACTTGTTGTATTTAGCGCGCCACGCCTCGAATTTTTGGCGTTCATCAATATCACCGGGAATAGTTATCCCGCTGATGGTACCCGATCCTTTTCCTTGCTCTGGAAGGCCCAAACCACGGCGCAAAGAACGCACTGTATCAGCATCCATCCCAACTTTTGTGGCAACCTCCTCTGCGGTCAGGTCTTGTGCGTGAAGTTCTGTGATTTTATCGAGAACATTGGGGTTTGCCTGACGGATTGCATCTGTCACCATCTTGTCGCTTTCCTGAGTCCACAAAGCCAGTTTGCTTTTTGGTTCTTCAGGCATACCCGGTATAGGCATAGCCCCCGGTGGCGGCGTAATGATAGGCCCTGTGTCTGTGGGTGGCGGCGTAGGCGCTCCCTGAACCGTACCACCGCTAAGCACATCTGCAGGCTCAGTGCCCGTGAGATCGCGGTTTGGTGTGGGTGTCTTTTCTGTGGTCGGCGCGCGCCCACCCTCGAACGGCATGACAGCAGCGCGAAAGCCACCACCAAGTAGGAAGCCTGCGCCTGCGGCGACAATCGCCTCATCTTTGTACTTGGAAAAGAGCGTAGGGGCGAGCGCTGCCCAGTCACGCTCGTTTAACTGGTCCCGCAGCTCAGGGTCAAACATCACCCGGTCGGCCAGCGTGGCAAATGTCTCCGCGGCGGCTTCAGCACTACCGACACCCACAATGGGCCCGACAGTATTGCGCAGCGTGCGCTTACTTGCGTCACGCAACGCCGTGCCGAACGCGCGGCTGAACGCCCCTGCGAGGAAGGCTTCTGGTAGCGTCTGTGCTACGGTCTTGGTGAGGGCTGTGGCCCAGATGTCTGACTGGACCTCGGGGTCCTCAACGCCATAGCCACCCTGCTGCGCTGCCGTGTAGGACGACTGCACTTCCATTGGGAAGATCGTGGCGAAGACACCGCCTAGCTGCCCGGCGCGGGCAGCAGCCCCACCGGCAGCGGCTGCGCGAAGGCCACCGGCAGCAAGCGCACCGCCGCCCACACCGCCTGCAATGGCGAGTCCAACCGTGGGCAGAGAGCGCGAGGCAGCGGTAAGAATCTGCCCACCCAGCCCTTGCCGCTCGCGGATCATAGCATCGCGCGCGTCGTCCGCAGCGCTCGGGCCGAGGAACTCACCGGCACCTACAAGCGCACCGCCGACACCCTCAGCGCCCAGCATTTGGGCTCCGCGACCAATGCCCCCAACAACACCTTCACCTACGTCACGAAAACCCATGCCGACATTGCCGAGGAACCCCCGGCCTTCGGAGATAGAGTCCAAATACCGGTTGTACTCAGCGGAGCTACGGCTCTGCCACCCGGGCCCTTCCGGAGCCGGAGCCGGTTGCCCGATCGCGCCGCGTGTCTGCAGCGCAACATCGTAATCCTCACGGCCGAACTCCACACCGCCTGCGGAGAAACGATCCTGCCCGGGGTTGTAATAGACGCCAGAGCCCTGCGCGATCCCAGTATTACCGGGAGGCGGTTGCAGCCGTGGCGCTGTACTAGCGCCAAGCCCAGTGATGCGGTCTAGCGCGCGTTGGCGTTCCACTGTGGCGTCCGCAAGACCCGGCCGGATACCCTTAACCCCCATCTCTGGTAGGTTGCTGTAGAGATCAGTCCGCCGAGTGCGCAGTCCAGCTCCGTACTTCAGCTCTTGTTCAGCCATAATCTACTCCAGCTATCCTGCGGGCTGTACTGTGCCGTCAGGAGCAATATACACGGGTGTGGAGAACTGACCACTAGGCGTTTGTACAAGGATCGCCGGGCCGGGTGCGTCATTACCAGCGTCGTCTTTGTGCGGGTAGTCATTGACGCGCACTAGCTGCACCTGCTCGTTCTGAGGAGTGATGTACGTCGCAAACGAATCTCCGCTGGCCGCGTCCGCCTCCCAGTTTATACTACGGTTCTTAGCGGCGTCGGCCGCCGCTGCGACGGCAATCTCACGGGCACCTTGCTGCTCCGTTTTTATACCTTCCTTACGGGCGAACTGTGCCAGCTCAGCTTCTGCGGTAGCCGCAGCGTTTTGCTGTGATATGTAGTCTTGGTCATAACTATCGCGCACGTTTTGCGCGAGTATGTCCCAGTCCTCCAGATACGCGCGCTCGCCGTCGAGGAAGATCGCCACGGTGCCGTCGGTGTACGGCTGCACTTCGACCTGCTGGTTCGGGTACCGGCGCTGCAGTATCTCCTGCACTGGCCCGAAGTTTTCTTGCTGGATACCCACGATAGCCGCCATCCCTTGGAGGTAACTGTTCTCTTTGCGTAGCGCGTCAGTAGCAGTTATAGCGTTGCTCACCGCCAAGCCTTGGTTGTACCCGGCGGCGTCACCTGTAGTCGCGTAATACTGCAGCAGTGATTCTTCCCGTGCGAGCTGCCTGTTATTGGCGTCTATTGCATCAAAGATTTTTTCAGGGGCTTCAACAAACACACGACTACCAGCGCCTTTGGTTTTCCCGAAGGCTAACTCCACCGGCGTACCGAAGTTGAGCTGCAGTCCACCCCACGAGGTCTCTTTCGTCGGTGTTTTAGGAGCCGGTGCTCCGACCCCGGAGTCTGCCGCCACGGAACCACTAGGCGCACCCTGACCCACAAGTGCTAACCTGTCAGCTGCTTCGTCGTACTGGTTAATCTGCTCAAAGAACTGCGCCCCGAGTTCCGGGGATACCATAGACAGCGGTACGGCTACACCGTACTCCAGCGCGCGAGTACCTATACGCTGTAGGAGTGCAAGAGCGTCTGTAACTGCGTCAAGAAGCCCGCTACCGGTAGCTGCCGCTACACCGAGTGTACGTTGCTGTATCTCCAGCGCCCTACGCATCTCCGGTGTTAGGTTAGGGTCCTGTAAAGTCTGCGCTACCGCCTGCTGCACAGCCATAGGGCTAGTCACTCCGGGTACGCCGGGCAACTGCATCTGCTCACGAGGGTCAGTAGCTGTACGCAAGTCGGCCACAACCCCGTATCCCGCTGGTGTGTTGGCTAGACCCGCCCGCACAGCCATAGACTCCGGGGTCATAAAGGAGCGTTGAGCTTCAGCTGGTAGCACCTCGCTCATGAACTGTATGTTCTCCAGTGGGCCGAGGTAGTCGCTACCGTCTTTGCCGGGTAATACCGTAGTGCCCGCACCGCCAGATACATTACCCCCAAAAGACAGTGGTACACTGGACCCGAAGGGGGACCCGTCGTAGGGCGGTGCAGTAAGCGTAGGCGAACCAGCAGGCTGCACAGCGGGTTGGTTCGCACCAGCACCGGTTAAGCCCTGCAGCAGGCCAGCGCGTTGTGCAGCCTGCTGGTTCGCCCGCGCAGCGGCCTGTGCCGCTCGGCCTTGTGCTGCTCGTTGTGCGGCCATCTGCGCAGCGACTTGCTGCTGCCGCAGCTCCAGCTCTTTCTGGGCGCGCACGTCTGCGTTACCTGCGAGACGCGTCTGCTCAGCGCGTGCGCTCATGACGCTGCGCGCGTCTTGCCGACCAAGGTTTGCCTCCACACCTGCTTGGAAGGCTTCGCCTACACCAGTGCGCGCGGGACTGATCCCGCTGATAGTGTACGAACCCTTATTAAAAACGCTGGTAGCCATAGTGGTGCCTTTCGTTATGCGATGCCACCAAACAGATCGCCAGCGCCGCTCGCCAAATCACGAGTGTACTGGTCTCTACGGTCTTGCAGACTTTGGTAGATAGGCATCGACAGCCCAGCCACTCCTTGTGGGGCTTGATCTGGGAGCATACCATATCCAGTCTGCATAAGTCCCGCCTGTGTCTGGCGACCACGGGCCTCCTCAGCAGCAGCTGCTGTCGCCCCCGCCTGAGTACTGCGGATACCCGCACGACGCTGGGCAAAGGCTGCTTCGTCCGCCCCCATACCACGGGTCTGTTCACCCAGCTGCCGCTCCGAGGCGATCTTAGTCTCGGCAAACGCCTGCTGGGGATTGGGGGCTTGCTGCGCCGCCATCTGGATCATCTCATTGGCCCCGCGTACCCGCTGCTCAAACATCTCTCTGTTTGTCGTAGCCATACCCTTGAGTTCTTCGAGTTGTGCCTGTTCCACGGCGGTCAGCTCCTGCGGTGGGCGGCCAAACACGGTCATGGCCAGCTGAGCCACGCCCGCAGGGTTGGCAAGTATCCCTTGCCCTACTTTTTGGAAGAAGTCGCCAAGACCTCCAGCGGTGGTTGCGCCTGCTGCGCCTGCTGCGCCTCCAGCGGCCGCGCCTGTTACACCCGCTGTGCCAGCCGCACCAGCTGCGCCCACAGGTGGTCTAAGCGAGGCCGTCATCGGACCACTCACTGCGTTTGTCGACGCCGCTGCGGGCCCCCCGAACATTCCTTGGAAGCCACCGGCACCCGCGAAGCCGCCGAGTCCACCCATGAGCGCCCCGGTCAGTGGGTTCCCCCCAGTCAAGCCCGAGGCTGCCCCGCCGAGCACAGCGCCTGTCAGCGCGCTACCTCCTGCAGTCCCGAGGAAAGCGCCAGTACTGGCCCAGCCCGCGCCCGCCATTGCGGTCCCGAGCGCACCGGCTATCATCGGTGCGACAAACGGGATGGCGATTGCCGCCACTATACCCAGAACTTTTTTGACACCCTTAGACATCGCTGTCTCCTATAAAGTCATGCGGACAAGCGAGCAGGATTTATTAAACCCGAACTTGTTCCTGTATATTTTTGCCAGTCGTTCGTTGGCATATGCGTCAAGGAATACACACCCGTTGGCTTTAAGCCAATCTAAGATCAGATTCCAATACGCGTCCTTGAATTTCATCAGGCGCTCACCGCCCATGGCGATTACATCTGCGCCCTTATGCCCGTTCGTATCGTTGAATTGAAGGGCCACGATTACCTTGGGCACACCACTCTCCCGGCCGATAAACAACACACACATACCCGTAGTTGCCAGCACGTGAATATCATTTGGCGTAATGTCGAGGATACCCACTTCGTTACTTTTACACGACGCATCGAGTATGGGCTCCAGTGCCGCCCACTCATCATCCACCTGCTCCGGTGACAACATCTCGATGGTCAGGTCAGTCCGCATCGTCGGCCTTCTCTGCATACTGCTCCAGCATCCGGTCGAAGAACTCACGCCCCTTCATGTCCACAACATTCTTTGGGATCACGTATTCGCCGGTGTGCGCCTCGATCATCACAGGATCGCTTGCCTCACCGCGGACGCGGCCGCCGTCTTTCATGGACTGCACAGGGGCTGCGCCCGCCATGGCAGGAGTACCACCGGCCATCATATTCTGACCGCCGACGTTAGCTTGCGCGGCGCGGGCGGCAATGAGGATAGCAACGATGAGCCCTTGGTCGTACTCGGGCGACAGGTCTTGCTCGGTGGCGATGCCCTGCTGGATAGCGAACTGGCGAATTTGCGGGTAGAGCGCTGGGTTGCGCATCACTGTGGTCGCCAGCTGTACCATCGTATTCAGTTCTTGCTGGGTCAGCTCACCGGTCATCACCGCTTCGTCGATCGCCTGCTTGATCTGCGCCATTACCTGCGGGTTGCGGGTTGCGAGGTCTTGGATTTGCATCTCGATCATGTCGGGCGACGCAGGTTCCTGCGGATTCATCTGCCCGAGCATTGCCATACCAGCGGGGCGCATTGGCTGCCCGTCGGGCCCGATCGCACCGCCCATCTGGTAAGACGGCAGCTGGCTAGGAGCCATCTGCGGGGCCGCACCATTTACAAGCGAGGGCATCGCGCCAGAGAGCCCGCGCATTGCAGGTGATTGTGGCACGCCAGACATAAGCCCTTGCAAGATAGGCGGGACAGAAGTCGGTGCCGCCTGCGATTGGCTGTTACGCTGGGTTTTGGTCATGGGAGCACGGGCCATGGTTATCCTCTCAGTTGTGTAATGAGTATCTCCACGGTCGCCCGCAGGTTAGCTACGTCATTGGCGAGCTTTTGCACGTCGGTGAGCAGTTGGTTGTAGTCCTCTAGGATAGGCACGCTGGCCCCACTTATGGTGACGCCGCTGCCGTTTGCGCTAACCCGTTGCATCGTCTGCACTGGCGGCACAGACACAGCCAGCCGCGCGATATTGACCGCCGCACTAGCCAGATCAGGTTCCCCACGTGTACCCGTAAGCAGCTCGACATTCTCTTTGAGAGCGTTCAAAATCTGCGACTGCCACTCCTCGACACCGACGAGTGGGACTGCGGGGACCGCCGTGTATCTGCTCCGTGTTGCCATCAGACCTCTCTCAAACCCATCGGTGTTTCAGCGACGCGTACGGCTCTCAACCGCACAGAGCCCTCAACACCTATCTCGAATGTATCCGATTGATAGCCACTAGGCAACCGAAACACTCTACGGCTGTCCATCTCCTGTGTCATTACGAGCTCCCGGTTAACCCAGAACTTAAACACCACCCCGCCACTGGCGTCCCATATACCCTCAGTGGTCCCCCACTCTGTCTCGGCAGCGTCCCACACTGGGGAGACCGGCGCGTAATCCGCGTCCACCTGCGCTGCACCGATGTTGATCGGGTTGGGCGTGGTGATGACCTTGGACTTCCACTCGTATGGTTGTGGGGGCTGGGCGAGGTTGTCCCATTGGTACACGTCACCGTCAGTCCCTGTGGTGTAATACAAGTTGTTTGAGAGCGGATCGTACCACGTGGCTTCGGGCTGCTCATTGGTCACGAGGTCGACGAAGAACCCGCCTGCCCGTTCGTCACGCTCAAAGCTGATACCCCCCGTAGAATGCCACGCGAGGTAGGTGTCCTTGTACGCGGTGGCGAGTAGCGTGGCCGGGTCGAGGTCAGCGTTCCATGTGTCGCTGTTGTAAAGCATACGGGTCGCGAGCTGCGGGCCAGTCGTGGTCGAGTAAAGTGCCAGCCCGTCATGTGTGGCATACATAACCCCGAAGCCCATGCTGGCGATGCTGCGTTTGTTAAGGCAAGGGTACCGGGCGTCTATACGCCCAAGGCTCAGCACAACCGGGTCGTTCCCTTGGACAAGGTAAGGGTAGTTCTCGGTGGCCACAATCAAGTAGCCGGAGAACACGGCAAGCCCGACTATGTTGTGCGGGATTTCCTGCTTGTACGCCCGCGGCCATGCGTGGTACTGGCCCGGCTCCGAAAAGTAGAGCTCGTTGCCAACGAAACCCACAAGGATATTGTTGTTGTATTCGAGCAGACCTTGCAGCCCCTCGGGCGGCGGGTCGTAATCGTCCGTCAATAATGCGTTCAGCAGGCTGGTCACATTGAAATCGTCAACGAAGTCGTAAGAGCTTTCGCCCCAGTACCGCGGTGTGCTTGTCCCGGGGTTCTCAGCTACGTCGTGGTAGAGCGTGCCACCGTCGCCGCCAGACCCGACACCGCCTGCGTAGGTGAACGTGAAATCATCCGTTACATCTGTGACTTCGCCACCGGCAACCCCATCGCTGATCTTGAAGTAGTTTCCCACTGACAGGTTGTGCGGTTGCGCGGTTGTGACTGTCGTGCCGACCACGGTCGTGACCGCCACGGGGAACCACAGGGTGGCGAGCCGCAAATACTCGGTGTCCGACACAGTCGAGAGCGTGCGGTACAGGCGGATGCCCTGCACTTGGTTGTTACCTGCGGGCTTGGCGATCGGCAGATTGCTGACTGTGACGACCTGCCCTTCCTTGGTAAAAATTTCGTCCGAAGGCTCTGAACCTACAGACTCCTCGTCCCACGGGGTGAACCACGTGTAGAGGTAGCTGCGCGCTTGCGTAGCACCAGCGAGGCCAACGCGCCCGTCAGCTGTTGGTGTGGGCGCGGACTGGAACCCGGGGCTGGTGTATGTGAAAGTCGTTGGGTCAACAACCGTGACCTCGATAGACGTGGCATTCAGGTTGGTGATGTCCCACTCCACGTTGCCGCTGGTCGTGAGGGGTGTAGTCGACGCCACCTCAAACGTATCAACTGTGGGCGTATTCGTAACCGTTAGGATGTTCGCCGCCGCGGTGCCTGATGTGAACCGCAACAAGACCCGCGAGCCAATAGCCAGTCCGTGCCCCGTGATCGTCACTGTGATGGTCGTATCCGCTTGATCGTAGGTCCCCGACCGATTGGTAAAGCCGCTTATAGTGACAAACGCACCTGACTTGAGGCCATGCGCCTCAGAAGTCGTCATGGTCACGAGGCCGCCAGCATCGCGGGCGTATGTCGCTGTCGTCTTGGTGGTGAAGGCCGCCGCGGTAGCCGCCGGGGTCAATATCGGGAGAGGTAAGCCGAGATCATAATACTCCGTGGGGTAGGGCTCGGTCCCAGACGTGGCCAGACGGTAGGTGGACACCTTGGGTTTTCCGTCGCCAGTGTAGTAGAACCGCTGCTCCCCGACGTTCCGGGAGCCGGACGGTGTGGAAATGTCCACATCCTTGTCCCACGCGAGCCAGACAGGGTTGTTCGCCGGATCGTAGAGCGCGTGCAGTGTGACCGGTTCGACCCCCGACAGCCCGTGGTTCCCTACGACAACCGGTTGTGGGTAAGGGATCAAGTCGCCAGAATACAGCTTGACGTTCGTCGCCGTCTGCGCCGCCATATCGGGAAGAAGCTCTGGCGCGGTGCGCGGAGCTTTCCCTAAAAACTTCTGGAGCTTGACCCCTGCCATGGCTTACTTCTTCTTCTTCGCTGCTTCTTTCTTCGCGCACTTGCCCGCGGCGCGGCACTTGCCGGGCGTCGGGCACGAGGCACACGGCTTGAACACCATGCCGCCCTTCTTATAGCTCATCATCTTTTTCTTCTTATCCATCATTTGCATACCCTCCCTCTGGTTTCGTTGTGGACTACCACGTCCGTTAGTAGGCCCCGGTCATTTTCCAGAAGCCAGTCGATCGTCGGCTGGCCGCCAAAAGGGATTGTGCGTGACCAGTCGCACTCAGTGCTTCCCAGACAGCCACTTAGAAGCCCGATCAGCAAGACCGGAATCATCCAAGATTTCAATTTCATCGCGCACCTCCCGGGCTGTCTTCACATCTTCCAGACGCTGTTCGGTCTGCTTCGCCGCACGCGCCTTGCCAGCCTTGCGGTAACCAAAGAAGTACATCACCAGCCCGCTGGTTATCGCTGCGCCAATAGTGACAAGCAGGTCCATCATCCTTTGGCCCTCTTGTACAGAAGGTACCTGCGCCAAATCCTGCACAACTTGCCTTCAGACCTTTGCCATGCGGGAGTCTTTGCCATCAGCGTATTTCCTCGGTTACGCCAGCTCGAAGTGCGGGCCGTCAATGAAGGGGCGCTTGCCCTCGCTCCGGCGCAAATCTACATAGGCGTTCATGGCTTGCTCCATTGTGCCGCTCCATTTGCGGATGTCTGGTATATGCCACGCGGCGCCCCAGCGCAGGACAGCACCCGTCTCTATGGCGGCCTCCTTCATGGCGTCGGCAAGGTCGTCATAGAGGTTCAGTTCCCACGAACCCCTGCTGCCAATGTAGGCCATTAGGTCAACGGCCTTGCCGTCCAAATGCTTGGAGCGCATGGTCTTGCTCGCACCTTTGTCGACTAGGACCCGCTGTTCCTCTATTGTACGGAGTCCGCAGATCACACCAAAATCAATCTTCGTGGTCAGGATCGCCAGCTTCACAGTTGCCACGAGCTGTTCGTCTACACCCTGCAGGTTGCTCATGCTGCGCTCTGAAAGTCTAAAGCTCATGTGTTTTCTCCGTTGTGTTGCTTGCGCCGAAGTAGAAGGAGATGACAGCAGATGCGCTACCCCCCAGCCAGCCTACAGCAACGTTGATGAGACCAAGGTCGGCACCGTGGTCGATGAACGTCACTGCCCCAACGTAGCCAAAGAACGCAAGCAGCGTCCCTACGGCAAGGACGGTGGGCGTCATATCTTTAACGCTGGCGTGGCGGCGACGCGCGCTGTCTCGGTCTGACGCAGCGATCTTAACCAAATCCACGTCCAGCTGTTTCATGCTGACCTTGAAGTCCGCCTCGACCTTTTTGATTTCAGCCAGTTGCGCCGGTGTGGCGTTTGTTACCGCAGCCTCGACCGCTTCCAAGGTTGACTCAGGGAGACCCAGCTTGTCGGCCACCAGCTTAATCGCCATGCCGCCCAGTGGTCCGCCTAGCGCGGTCGCGATGGTCGGGGCCACCGCCCCGAGTATTGCCGTCAGGTTTTTCATTGTTGCAGATCCTTCAGATACATTGCGAAAAAGTACAGCAGCCCGCCGCCTATGCCGACAGTAGCAGAAAGCGTGGCGCCAAGGAACACTTTTGCAAAGAACGCTTGCTGCTCTGCGATTACGGCTTGTCGTTGCTTGCGCAGCTGCCCCTCGGTGCGCAGGATTTCCTCCCATGTTCCCATGCCGTAGGTCATCGACACCCACACCTTCAGCTCATAGCGCTGCGCCTCAATCTGCTTGCGTGCTAGGACCGCTTGCGTAGCCATCGCCTCAATGTTACCGGAGCCTGTCAGAAGCCGCGTGATAACGCTTGGATTCTTCGTGGACTTCTCAATCGCGAAGATTTGCGCAGAGGCACCCATCCACTTCTGGATGTCACCGTGCATAGACTCAATATCGCGGCCGATCTCGAAGCCGCGCTTGAGCATCGAGAACGCTTTACTGGCGGCACCTATCGCTAAGGTGACTGAAGCTGGGTCCACATCACTTCCTCAAGTGCTGTTCTATATTGTCGAGCTTTTCCATCACTGCCTTAAAGGATTCCTTGACCTCTTTGAACTCACGGTCGTGGGCTTCCTTGGTCGCAGCAATTTGCGCCTTGATGACCGCAATATCTGTCGTGTTCGTCTGCGCCTTGGTGTGCAGTAGCCATACGAATCCGGCCACTGGCGCTATGATCCACTGCATGATGGTGTTAAGCACGTCCATCGGTACGCTCCTTGATTTCATCCATGATGCGGAGAAGCGCGGTAAAGCAGTCGCGAGCCTCGGCAGCCAGTTCACTACGTACACGGTACGCTTTGAGTTCCTCAAGCGCCGCTTTGCGGTCATCCCACACGAGGTGAGAGGTCGGGTACCCTTCAAGGCGCCGTCGCATAATCTCGCCACCCATCAGGTGCGCACCGGTCAGCACGTATGCTGCCCCGGCGATCTTGTCGTCCGTGTCCAGAGACTCGGCGTATGCGTAGGCAGCAGGTACAGGCGTGCTGATGCGCCCCACTTCAGTGATGTCGTCTTCCAGCCGCGCGGTGCGGTGCAGAACCACAGGCAGCGTGGGGTCGATCTTGTGGTGGATGCGCTGGATCGCGTAGAGCCAGTCGCTGTACCAATCCATAGGCGGCTTGCCAGACGCCATGGCAGCGCCCACGGGGTGTTCCTCGCAGGCGTGATGCTGGTCGCGCGTGGCTTCCCAGAGCGGCCTTGTCATGGGGCCTCTGGCCAGTTGATGTCCGTGGGAAAGCCGGCCTGCGCCGTGATGTCCCGCAGCGCTTGGCGGTAGGTAGCCCATGCAGCTTGATCCACGGGAGCGTCCGGGACTTGAGTCCAGTCTGATGCGGCAAGTAGGCCGTTGCGTTGCGCGCGGGCTTGGGCGGCGAGGGCTTCGAGATCAACAGGTGGTGCAACGTAAGGTGCCGCAGTTGCCTTGGCAGCGTTGAAAACCTGTGCGCCGATTGGCTCCACATCATTTGGGTCAGCGGTGAATGGTATCCAGCCGTGAGCGGGGTGCTGAATCTCGCAGTCGATTGTCCCAAAAGCGTTGTATTGTGCGTTGCGGAAGTTCATATCACGCTATCCTAACCCAAAGTGTGAAGACAGTCCTGCTATCGTACTCAAGAACGGTATATGGCCCCATCAACCTCCAAGTGCCTGTAGGCGAGATATTAAAGGGGTTCCACCCGCCATTATTAAAAACTACATACAATAGGCTCGACCCTGCCAAAGTGGTACCGAGGCCTCTAGGGGGTATGTTAAAGCCACTCTCCCCCAAAAGGGCATAACTGTTGACGGCTCCAGCGGGAGGGGCAGTTGCTGTACCAGACGTACCCTGCGGACCCTGCGGACCCTGCACACCTTGTGGGCCCTGCGGACCAGACGTACCCTGCGGACCCTGCGGACCTGTACCCTGCGGACCCTGCGGACCCTGCGGACCAGTTGGGCCGGTCGAACCACCAGTGCCGTTAAGGCCAGATGGACCAGTTGGGCCTGCGGGGCCTGCGACTGTAGAGTTCGCGCCTTGGGGGCCTGTCGGACCTGTCGGACCATTACCGGCTACACCCTGCGGGCCTTGCGAACCAGTGGGGCCAGTTGCGCCGGTAGGGCCACCGCCGGTAGGACCTGTCACACCCGTCGGGCCTTGCGGGCCAGTTGGGCCAGTGGCCCCTGTGCCCGTTGCACCGGTCGAACCTGTCGGACCCGTGGGACCGAACGTACCTTGTGTACCCTGAATACCTTGCGGACCAGTGGGGCCCGCTGCGCCGAGCGCACCGGATGTACCTTGGATACCCTGTGGGCCAGTGGGACCAACCGCACCGAGTGTACCGTCTATGCCCTGCGGGCCGCTTGGGCCGGTCGGACCTGCGAGACCTTGGAGACCACGGGGGCCGGTTGGGCCTTGTGGGCCGACGATCTGGCCAGCATTATTCCAAGCCGAACCGTCCCAGATGTACAGATCACCGGATGCCTGCACGATGATGGCATCGTTAAGTGTGTTGCCTGTAGGCGGCAGGTCACCAACAGTGGCGACCTCGCCAACAAAATTGATCGAGGTACCTTGAGGACCCTCTGAACCAGTCGGTCCGGTGTTACCCTGCGGACCTGTCGGACCTGCTACACCAATCGAACCTGTCGGGCCGCTGAGGCCAGTACTACCCTGAGTACCTTGAATACCTTGAATACCCTGCACGCCTTGCGCACCGGTTGGACCTGTCGGGCCGGCAACCGTAGAAGCACCACCCGCAGCACCTGCGGCTCCGGTCGGACCAGTCGCACCAGTCGAACCCGTTGGGCCCTTGAGGCCGGGTGTACCTGTCGGACCTGTAGGACCAGCGGCAGTTGACGCATCACCCTGCGGACCAGTGGGCCCTGTGGCCCCGTCAGCGCCAGCGGCGCCGGTCAGGCCCTGTGGCCCAGTGGGGCCCTGCGGGCCAACGATTTGCCCGACGTTATCCCACGCTGCGCCATCCCATACGTAGAGGTCGCCATCAGCAGTGACGATGTAAGCGTCGTTGATGACATTGTCGACAGCAGGTAGGTCACCGACAGTGGCGACCTCACCCTTAAATGTGATGGATGTACCCTGCGGGCCTTGCGACCCTGTTGGTCCAGTCGGACCTTGGGTTCCGGTTGGGCCTGTTACACCTTGCGGTCCAGTTGGACCGGCCTGTGTAGAAGCTGCGCCTGTTGGACCAGTAGTACCGATGTCGCCCGTTGGGCCAGTTGGGCCTGTTATGCCGTCGAGTCCAGCGCCGCCCTGCGCACCAGTTGGGCCTACCTCACCCTGAATACCCTGCGCGCCAGTGTCGCCTTGAATACCTTGTACACCCTGTGGACCAGTGGGGCCGAGTGGGCCCTGCACCGTTGAGTCTGCACCCGTAGGACCAGTAGGGCCCTGCGGGCCGACGATCTGGCCGACGTTGACCCACGCGGCTCCGTCCCAGACGTAGAGGTTACCATCGGCAGTGACGATGTACGCGTCGTTTGCCGCAGCACCAGCAGGCAGATCACCGACGGTGGCGACCTGACCCAGAAAAGAGATGGACGTACCCTGCACACCCTGCGCACCTTGCGGGCCGGTGGGGCCAGCGACAGTCGAGTCAGCGCCTGTGTCGCCTGTGAGGCCCTGCGGACCGGTAGGCCCTTGGATACCCTGCACGCCTTGCACACCTTGGATACCTTGCGGACCAGTCGCGCCCGTGTCGCCTGTGAGGCCAGTAAGGCCTGTGTCGCCAACGGGGCCAACGATCCCGCCATATGGCAGGCTGAGATACGCGTTCACCCCATCCCCGATTTTGAACTGGTTCGTGTCTGTCTCAAGGACAATCTCCCGGTCCGCAAGAACCGGGTTAAACTCAGTCCAACGGCCGAGCGTGTCACCGCGCAGTGCGAAGCCAATCGTGGAGGATGGGGTGATGGGCATTCTCAGGCCGCCTTATCGAGGGAGTAGAACTCCAAGTTACGCTTCAACCGCTCGTCGCCGGGTTCAAGGTCCACTGCGAGCGTGCCGTGCTCGACGGCTTCCTCTTGCTCCCCAAGGTGGTAGGCTGCCAGCGCAAGTAGATCATGCGGCTTTGCCCCCCAGACACTCGGGTCCATCGTATAGACCAAGGCTTTGTCCTTGATCGTCAGCGCCTGTTTAGCACAGTCGTAGCTAAGCTGCCACTGTTCTGTTTTGCGGGCGATGTCGGCCAGCTCGACCCACGGCTCGCGGGTGTTGGGGGCTTCCTTGGTCGCCTTGTCCAGCCAGACTTGCGCTTGTGCTTTGTCGCCCAGTGCCTCATAGGCTTGGGCCATGACACGCATGGCGTAGCACCGCTCGTTCGCCCAGTTGGCGTTCGGGTTTTCGAGGTACTTGTGCAGCGCCACAATGGAGTCGACCCACCGGCGGCTGAACGTCAGCTCGCGGGCGTAATAGAACGCGTTGCGCGGACAGGCCGGGTCTTCCTTCACCGATAGCTCCAGCAGGTCTATGTACTGGCCACGACTCTTGGTTGGATCGGGGTGGTGGCTTACCAGCAGCATGTCAGTGTGGGCGTAGACCTCGTCGATCCGCGCGTCTGGGCGGGGGTACTCGTGGCACGGGTGGTGCCAGTGGTAGCCGTGACGTGCGTGAATCTTCTCATAGAAGAACTCGATGCCTGCGCCCCAGTCGAACTTGTAACGCAGCCGGGTGGTCTCATCCATCTTCCATACGCGCTCGATCTCCTCACGCCAGCCGGGTTCCAGCCGCTCGTCAAGGTCAAGGCTGATACACACGTCGATGTCGCGGGGGATCAGCGCAAGCGCTGCGTCACGGGCTTTGTCGAACCGCCACGGGGTGATGCAGATTTCAGGCACGGTCGCGCCGCACGCGCGGGCGAGCTCGACGGTCTCGTCGGTGCTGCCGGTGTCGGCAATAAGGATCAGGTCCGCATCTTGTGCGGACTCACAGAACTGCTCGACAAACGAAGCCTCGTTCTTGCTGATGGCGTATACGCAGATTTTCATATGTCACTCTCCCGGTTTGGTTGGCCACTCGATGGTGTAGGGGAAGCCCCCTTGGGAGGTTATGTCACGGAGCGCCTGCCGATAGGAAGCCCATTCGGTTGTGATGGTGTTGTCGCTCAGGGCCATCCAGTCACTGTCCGACAGCAGTTGGTTGCGTTTGGCTCTAACTCTTGCAGAGGATGCATTGTAATAATTTTGTTTTTCCTCTGGTGTCTTTTCGACAACCGACCACTCAAGATGCCACTTGTCACCTGCATAGGTGGGCGTGTCTGCTCGAACGGCTCTGTAGGTCGTTTCGTCGATGG